GATGTGAACATTTCTAGTTGTTCGCTCATGTCGGGATTCTCTTTCATTAGTCGGGTTTAATCTGGCCGCCTAGGCCTTCAATTGCCAAAGTAACACATTCTGCATAGTCATCTTGACCACTAAGTTGAAAGTCAATCAACATGTTTCGCAAACCTCGAATCAGGTGATCGTCACGGTATTTGCGTGGTGAATGTGTCGGGCGCGCAATCTCATCCAACATGTCAAACACGGCCATTTGGTATTTCATGCCGCCTGCTTCAAGGATTAATTTGCGTGTTTCCTCGCTGACTTCGCCTTGATTCCATGCAACGCCTTCGCTCATTTTGCTGTTCTCCAGGGTGACCACCCAGAACGGGTGAAAATTATTAGGCCAGCGCGCAAGTTAATTTGTGGGTCTAACAACATTTCGCATGATGTAATCAGGCCTGCTTTTTGTAGAAAACTGTTTTCGCCTTTGCACCAAAACCCGTTGATTTGCATTAGACCGTAACTGCCTGACATTGGGTCTTTGCTGTTGTGCGCAATTGCAATTCCGTTGCTTTCACGTTGAATTACTTTTGCCAAAGTTGCGTATTCCTCAACAGGCCAGCCAAGGTTGACTGCAAGCGCTGCAAACTGTTCCGCCGCGGTTGCGTAGGGGTCAATAAACAGGGTGCTGGAAGTCGTGGTGGTCGGCTCAATCAGGTATGGGGCTAGTTCAATGGTTCGGCTAGGTTGCCCTGATTCGCTGTTTACAGGCCCTAGGGCGAGGGTGAACCCCCATAGTGCTGTAATCAGGCTTGCGATTATTTTGGGGGCTGTAAATGTCACATTTTCTCCAATTGGTACGGAACGCCCCAACTACCTTGAACGTTCTTGAATGCAAGTTGCGAATGCAACACGCGGCCGTTTTCGGGGTCACGGAAAATCTGAACCATGCACTGTTGCCCGTCGTCAAGTGAAGTCAAAAAAACTTCGTAGTGGTAGGTCTTGTGATCCATGGTTTGTGTCCTTTCGTCGGTGCTTCCACCGTAGGCAAACCATCAGGTCATTGCAAGGATTTCGCTTCTTTCCATTGCAGCACAAGGGCTGGAACGCGGTCGCCTGTGTAATAGTTGACGTGCCAAGGCTCGGAATCCAGTTCCCATGTGAAGCCGTACAGCGCGGCGGTCTCTGCCATAAATGCCAAACGTTCCCCTGACGCTTCGCTTACATCAACAGACAAACCCAAATTGTGATTCGACTTTCCAGGTTGCGCAATAGGTGCTTTGCCTTTTTTTAGATACCAATTTTTGCCCTGATACACCCGGGGTTTCACACCCTCAATTGGAACTAATTGCATGCGATCATTCCATGCGATTGTTTGTGTTGCCAACGAACGGTAAGTGTCAGCTGCGCTTGTTGGCTTAAACGTTTTGATGCCATCGGCGAACGCTCGATCACGCCAAGCCATCCATGCTTGCGCGGCTAACAAATGCAATTTGCCGTAAGGCTTAACCTCGGCCAGCAAATTGATTGGCAATTCCCCTGGCGTTACGTGTTGCAACGTGGCAGGCAAAATGATTTTGTGTTTATGCGGTACGGCCACGACCGAAAGCCAAATCCTTTGGGTTTACATAGCGCGCAAGAACTGGCACAAGGGCGGCTAGTGCTGCTTTGCCTAGGTCGGCTGGGTCGGTGTTGCCTGTGGAATAAACAGCGATAACGGCTGCGACCACTGATCGGCCGTAACTAGCCAACATTGCTTTGTCACTCTGTTTCATGTGTTTTCTCCTTGGGTTTTGATTTTAGACCATTTGAGGCAACGAGACCCGACAACGTTCCAGTCATGAAAACTGTCAGCGTTGAAAGCAGGTCTATGAATGCAGAATCATTGGGCGATTGATGCCCGATCGGCTGTGTAACAAACATGAGTGCGTAAACAAATCCAAGCACAGTTATTGCGAACACGCTGGCAAGAATGACTCCGACAATTACGATCAATCGAGCGTGTAACTCCTCGGGTTTAAGGCGTGGTCTCATAAATCAAATCCCGGGTACATGTTCCAGATGGATTGCAAATCGGTGGTTCGCATTCAGGCTTTTGCCAGTTTGACGGGTCTTGGCATGGGTAACGATATGAACCGTCATAACCGCATCCCGCGCAACCCCACAACACGACCGCAATTAATGCGACGTATCCAATTAGGTAACGCCATTTCATTACGGGGTTGGCGGGTACGGGTTAGCGTCTTTTACCGCTTGGACTGCGGTTTCCCATGCTTCTTTAGTGTTTGTTCCACGTTGCCATTCAAAAAACAAACCGTCAGATTGCGCTTCGTATTGTGTGCGGCGAGTTGTTTCAATAATTGCTACTTGGTTGTTGTAATCAACTTGCGCCCATTGTGCATCTAGTTCGGCTTGTGATGGTTTAGGTGTTTCGTCTAACCATGTAAGACCGTCATAGGTTTCGCCATCTAGTGCCCATTGTGTGCCTGGATAGTTGGCGTTTAGAATTAGTGCGTAATCGATCATGCGCTGATTTCCATAACTGTTATTGAACTAAAGCCACCATAGGTTGTATCTGCACCGCGTCGGTTCACATGTAAAGTTCCGGTGTTACAAACGCCTTGGATTTTGTAAGTTGTTGCAGAAGTGGTTGCTGGGCTATCTAAAAAAGTTACGCTACTAGTAAAATATTGATTATTATAAGTAGTGGCTGTCATACCGAAACCGTTATAAATCCCAGTTCCCGTGGTACCTGCCGCAATTGCTGTTGAATCTCGCATAAGTCGCACAAGCCCATCGCCAGTAGCCTGACCAATTGAAACACTTGAAAAAACCAATATTTTGCTAGTTGCTGCTGATGGTGTAATTGAAACACTCAAATCAGTCACATCTACAAATGTGGCGCTAGTCGTACTAAAATTATTACTTTTAGTTGATTGCACGACTTGAAGCACACGAAACGCGCCGCGTAAAGCATTCATCTGTGCCGCGGTCAAAACTTGCCCAGCGGTAAAACTGGCTGGAAGTGTGGTTGGTGTAGCCATACGTGCTCCTTATCCTAAGACATTTTCTGCGTCGAGTGTGCCATACACGGCGTCATCCAAAATCAATTCAAATACAATCGTTGTAGGTGCAGTACTGATCAAAACCCTGTGGCCTGAACTTAAATCTAGGTAATGCTCGATCCCTTCCACGGACAGTTCCTGGGCAAGTTGGGTTGTGCCAGTTCCGCTGGCAAAAGTCTTTTCAATGGTGATGGTGTCGCCAATGTCAATAACAGCCACCGTGTCGCGCTGGGCTGTTGTTAAAGCCATAAATGCTGTTTCAACGGAAGTGAATCTGGCTTCAGGGTCAGCGTTTAACAGGTAACTGGCGGCCGTGTCAATGCTTCCTTGTTCGTGTAGCAGGCTGTTCGTAATGCTTGACGTTTGAATGAAATAAGTCGCGATTGATCCTGTGTCCTCGGCTGTTGCCGTGTTGCCGTTCAACCCAGTTACGACCGAACGGTTAATTACAGCGTCGGCTTCAAACGAAATACCTAACCCGTTGTAAGGAATGTTTGTTCCGTCATCATGAAAGTCGGCAACTGATGCTGACAAGGTGTTCCCGATGCGGTTTTGGAATGTGAACACGCCTTCACGAGACATAAACACGCGCCCAAACTCTGCTGTGTCGTTTACCTGCGAAACATAGGTCAACACGTTTGTTCCTGCCGGCACGGTGTATGCAGCGGCATGGCCAAGGTTGACTGTTCCTGTTGCAATGTTTCGGTTTGCGCCAGTAGGGAAATCTACTTCAGGTAAATCTAAAACGGTTTCAAGTCGCGCACCTGAAAGTTCTGCTGTCACGTTCAATTCGTCTAAATAGGTTTGCGACAGCAAATAGAACTGATCGGCGCAATACACAGTGACCGTGTCCAAACCGCCCAACGCAAAGTTGTAGTCATAATTGATAACGAATCCACGAAAGATCAGTTCTGGGTTGTTGGCGTTGTCGTATCGAATCAGTTTGACTTCGCGCATTGGGGCAAGCCCCGGCACGTTTTGGTTGCTGTCATAAAATGGGCTGTCCTGATCGAACGGATTGAAAATTCCTGACACGTCAAGGATTTCAAACGACATTGTTCCTGCGCTGAATGTGTCGCCAATGTCGCGACGGCCACGCTTTACGCTGACCGATTGTGTTGATTCAATTACCGACGCAAATTGTGTTGTTCCGTCAAGCACATAATCTGGGTCATCAAGAATGCCGCGCAATGCGTCATCCAAAGTAAATGCGTCAAGGGTAAACCCTGCGTCAATTTGTAGGTCATAGTTGCCAGCGTTGACAACTGGAAAGCCAGCCATTAGGCAATGTTCAGGGCAAGCGGCCCTGCACTCCTCGAATATGCGCGCAACGCATTAACAACAGACTGACCAATTTCTGCACTTGTTGACAATCCGCCTGTGACGTTGATGTTCACATCGCCATTGCCGCCAGCATTCATTTTAGATAATGGCACTACTGCTTCAGGCCCTGCTTCGCCAATCAATGCCAAGGTTGGTTTGTTGACAATGCCGCCTTCAGCCATGGCAGGGATACCGCCAAGGTTTGCCACAATCCTGTTAACGCGCTCGGTGATCACAACATCAATGTTGACGGTGCGCTTCAATTTGGCAGCAATCGCATCCATTTTGGCCATCAGTTTTGGTGTCAGTTTGTCAAGTTCTGCCTGTATTCCATTGACAATGCCTGTCGCGCTGTCAATGCCTGCCTGATACCACTTGGTCGCAGCGTTCAAACCAACCTTGTCGGCAGCCGCGTTTGCTGAATCCACAAGCGCGTTTGTCTCATCAATGGCAGCCTGACCGCCAGCGATTAACTGATCCGCGATGGCAGCGCCTGCTTCCGCGCCTGATGCCAGAACTTGTGCCAACGCATCCTGCGAAAGTTCCTTGTCTAACAATGTTTGGATTTTGGCGGCATAGTCCATGATTCCTTTGACCTGGCTTCGTAGGCCATCTAGGAATCCTGCGCCTGTTTCTTTTCCTGCTTCTTGTGCGTCAGCAAAACTAAACGCTTGTTTGATGCTGTCGGAAACTGACGTGGCAAAGTCGGTAAACGCAGATTTGGCATCGGTCAAAGCGTCGTTGGCATCGCTTAACGCTTCGCCTAGTTTGTCTTTGAATGCGGCAGCAAACGATTCGACTTCCTTCTTTGCGCCGCCGACTGCTTGTTCCTGTTCAGTCAGTTTGCGGTTAAAAATTCCAGCCTCATCAGCCAAACGCATTTGTTGTGTTGACGATCTGCCTAATTCCTGATTCCATGCGCCAGTTGCTTTTTCTGCACCATTAACAAGGCCAGCAACAGATTTGAGAACACCAAGAAAACCGCGAATTGCTTTTGTTGCCGGGTCAACTAATTTGAAAATGTATTCAAAGCCTTTACCAATTTTTGTAAACGTTTCTGGGTTGCGTTGAACCCACAGCGAAATGTCAACTAGCGAATTGCTGAATTCTTGAATTGCTGGCAATAGTTTTGTGCCAAGTTCGATTTGAACGTTCTTTAATACAGCACCAAGGGTTCGTTGACTGTTGGCTAGTCCGTCGCTGGTTCGCAGGAAATCGCCCTGTGCGTCACCTGTTTGTTTGTAGATTGCCGCTTGTGCAGCCAACACTTTTTGTTGGGCTGTTAGCGCGCCTTTGCCGTCGTAAATGCCAAGGGTTAAAGCCTCTTGACGCAACACCGCATCGTTAAGCAACACGCCATAACGACGCAACGGTTCGGATTCACCGCGCAACGCCGCGCCAATGGCCGTGATGGCTTCCTCTGGGGTTGTGTTGTTAAACGATGCTAGGTCGGTTGACAGGGTCACAAAATCGGTTGTAAACAGGGCTAGGTCATCGCCAGCCAATCCAGCTGCTTTTCCGAATGTGCCGAATACTCCAGCCGCATCAAGCACAGATTGTTTTGATTGGCCAAGGCTGGTTGCTGCGGTCGCTGCAAAGTCTTTGATGCTTTTGGATGCGCGACCGAATACGACGTTTACTTTGCTTGTTGATTCTTGAAAATCTGATGCAGCGTCAATGGCAGGTTTGATGACTGCGGCAATTGATCCGATTGCGGCTGCGGCTGGTAGCGCCGCCTTTTGCAACAAGAACATTGCTTTTGAACCTGTGCCTTGCAAAGTCGCAAATTCGGCTTTTGCGGCATTGATGCCTTTCGGATTGAATTCCGAAATAATTGGAATTTTAATTGCCATCAATAACCAAATTTCTGTTGACTTCCGCCATTACATCGCCGACTAAGTCAACCACAGCGCCTTGGATTTGTATTGCATTTGATTCGTACGCTGGCCACATAGCCCGGGATGCGTTGCCGTATCCTTTGCTCATTAAGTTTTGAACAAATTGGGATGAAGCATTGTTGCGACCTGCAATGTCAAAGATCGAGCCCCATCCTGTGCGTTGTTGAACCATAAACACGGCGACTTCGTCAGTTCTGCCTTTGCGCGTATTGATCTTGGCGATCACACCCTTTTTGACTAAACCGCCATCCCAGCCGCCTAAACGTGCATGAGGGCGCGCCATGTGAGACAGCGGCGCTTCCGATGGGAACTTGGCTTTTGCCTGCACGACAACAGGCTTCACAATGTCTTTGTATCGCTTCGTAAATTCGCGACGCAACTTAGGGTTGACTTTGTTCAATTCTTTAAGCGCGGCCTGCACACCAAACACGTTGATTGAAGTTGTTACGCTCATCGCCTTTTATCCTTTGACTGGTCATTCAAAACACTAATGACGGTCAGCAGGTCGCGTGTGTCAAATTCTATGTGCGGCGGCCACCACCCTACTGAAACCAGCAATTCTGCTAGTTGTTTTCGGTAAGTTCCCCGCCCGTATGGTTTGGGTTTGTTTGATCCACCGCTTTGATTACTGGCATTGATTCAAGGTAGCAATCAGCCAGGGTGAACACCTTGGTTACTGCGCCTTCAATGACGGTTGCAACAACGGTTGTGCGTGTGCCAACAAGTGCTGCCAAGGTCTGGTAGGTCTCGCTCGCTGCGTACGACTGGAACAAGGTCATTGTGCATTCGTTGTTGTAAAGGCCGCCTGTGTAGGTTCTGCCAGTGTCTGCCAACGTGGTTTTGTCCAACGATTCGCGCAATTGCGTGAACACGATTCCTGTGCATTGATCGACGAGACTGACCGAATTGACCGTGAGGGCGGACAAATTCGAGAGATAAGTGGTTGTTGCCATGTGGGTTTACTCCTTTGGTTCTTTCTTGATAGTAGATGATTTTTTGACTGTGTCGGTGGATTGCTCAACGATGAAACCGCCATCAATTAGGGCTTGGATATTGATCCCCTGACTTGGGATGAATTCGTCGCCGACCGTTCCAACTTTGACTGAATTGATGATGTATTTCACAGACTGCTCGCTTCCATGTTGATAATGACTTCATAGCAAGGGTACAACGCGCCGCCAATCTCAATAGATGATGGGCGACCCTCGGTGATGGCCACGTTCTTTCCAAGTAACTGTGCAGTCATGTTTAGCAATTTGCGTTGCGCGTCAAGGTTGAACGGCCCCGGCACGATCAATTGAATTGGAAACTGCAACTGGATTCGTTTGTTGGTCATTAACGGTGTTGTGAACGATGGGGCATTGATGAATGCACACGGGGGTTGCATGTTGCGCGGATCGGTAACAACCGTGATGGCTGGCGAAATTGTCCCAAGGGTTGTTGCCAGATCATCCACCGCCTTGTTCAGTAGGTCGGTGTAAGCGGTTGGCATTAGGCCACCTGGGCGCGTGAGATGCCGACTAACTGCATCACCATTGCTGACAATGCAACGGGGGGTTGGCTTCCCATGTCGTTAAACGAACTGAAAGCGTCAACTGATCCGCGTTGACGGTAAAGTGCGCCGCCGTACATGATCGTTCCCAGTTTCACATCTTGCGATGGAACGGTGGTGAGACTGTCGCCCGTGTAACCGCTTTCCTGTCGTCTGCGCCAAATGAAATTGTTTGCCGCTGCCGCACAGATTGTTAGAAACGTTTGATCGCCTGCCGTCGCTGTGGCCAAATACAACCAATCGGAAATGTCGTTGGCTGTAATCCAAGTGCAAACCTGCGTATAGGTAACAGTTCCAGTTGCTGGCCCTCGATCAACGTTTGACCCTGTGACCGCGAACAGCACCTGATTTGGAATTGACGTGAATTCGTCAAAGGTCAAATCGCCTTGGCCGTCAACGCCCGTGAACAAGTATTCAGGGCAATCGTAAACAGTAAACGTGCCGTTAAATGGCGCGCCTACTGCTCCGACCGTGATTGACTGGCCGACTTCAATTTCTGTTGGGGTCAGTAATTGAAGTACGGCGTAGTTGTCTAGCAACTGCTTATGGGTAACCGTGTAAGTAGCCATGGCGGTTAGGCCGCCTTTCTACTAGGCGATTGTGATTGCTTGGATGAACTGGCTTCCTGCAACTGCGGATGGGTTTTGTGCATCCTGCGCGAACGTTGCAAAGTAACCGTAGTAAGAGA